CCACGATCAATACGCTCGGTCAGAAGCTCATCGAGGCGAACGATGCCCTTCGGCAGACGAAAGACACGCTGGTCGGTGTCGAAAACCAGTTCCGCTCTCTGACCCAGCAGACCGCCACGTTCGCCACCCTAGGTGAAGCGGCGTCGGCAAGCTGGGCGGTGTTCTTCGAGCAAGCCCAGCTCGGCATGTCGCCGCTGGAGCAGATCGCCGACGGTCTGACTGGGGTCTTCGAAGGTGTCCAGGGTAGCTTTGGGCGCCTGGTCACGGACGTAACCAGTGGTTCGCGCTCGATGGGCTCAGCCTTCAAGGCTTTCACCGTGAGCGTGTTCCAGTCGTTGCTTGACCTGGCAGCCCAGATCGTCGCCAAGCAAATCCTGCTGATGATCATCGGGATGTTCACCAACACGGCCCTGACGAAATCGGCTGGTCAGCTTCAGAGCTTTGCGGCTCCTAACGTGGCGCTCGACACCGGGTTCGCCGCGGGAAACCGCAATTACCTGGGCGGTTATCAGCGGATGGCGAGGGGCGGCGCCAACCCAAACCGCGACAGCATTCACGCGCTCCTACAGCCGGGCGAGGGGATCCTCAACAAATCGGCGATGAGTATCGTGGGTGAGGACACGTTGAACACACTGAATTCGGCAGGCAACCGCCGTATCGATGCAATGCCGACCGTGGCCCAGGCGATGCCTCGTCTGCAACCCTCCGAGACCAACGTCTGGGTGGTCGCTCCCGATCAGCAGCCCACGCTCGGGGCGAACGACGTCCTGGCCATTATTGGGCACGACATCATAACGGGCGGAAAATCTAAGCAGCTGATCAAGGCGGTTCAGCAAGGATCCGTCTAGTATTCTCGACGCGCACACCTAAGACGCATTAGATCCACCTGAGCCTCGGCGCGTTGTTCAACCGCGTCGAGTGCTCTTATATCCTCGTCGTTGAGTTTCTGGATGAGCAGTGGATTACTGTTGTCGTGAACATCGACCACGACCGCCAATCCATCGATTTTTGCCGTTTTCAGATCTTGGATCATCGCGAGATGCGTCTTGAGCCGCTCGCAGGCCAACGGCTTGGTGGACCCGTAAGTCTCACGCACCTGGCGATCACGCGCGTCACGCTGGCCGACATAGAATGCAGCGAGGCCAGTCGGGCTCAGCCGCTCTGGCTGTTCAGCCACAGGCGAAGTGAGGGCCGCAGTGAAGAGCAAGATGGCGATCATCGCCCAAGCCTAATCACATCCACTGGAAGTAACAACCGTGGTCCGCCAATCCGGCCAACGGTAAACACTGGTCGATGGAGACCTTCGAATTTCCGTGCCACGAGAGCACTTGGACGTATCCCAAGGGGACTTCGTTCAAGTTCGGTGGCGGATATGAGTTCTCCGTAGAGGCCCAGGCTCCCCTGCAGCGAACCTTTACGCTGACGTTCAGGGCGATGGTCTGGGAGCGAAATCCGACCACCAATGTGTTCGACCCGGCAATTCGACCGGAAACGAACATCCTTGCGTTGATCCAGTTCTATGAGGCCCATCGAACCCACAAGGCGTTCATCTACCCTCACGACGTCTACGGTGACATCGTCTGCAAGTTCAGCTCGGAAGCGAACTTCCAGACACCCAAAGCTGCCAAGGGAAGTGGTGCGACAGACTCGTTTGAGGTCGTACTTGTCGAGCAGCCTCTGTGACCGTCTCCGCGCCCTCATCGCATCTGGAGGAGAGCCTCAAGCTTGAGGCCGATCTTACGGTGGATCTGTGGCAAGCCCGGTTAAGGGGTGGCGCCACCGTTCGGTGGTGGAACGGCCCGACGCGGACGTGGCAAGGCAACGAGTACACCGGCCTGGCATGTCAGATCCAAGGTGAAAAAAAGTCATCAGACAGCCAGGTCAGTCGGCCAATCCTGACGATCGCGAACCCCGATGGCGTCTTCTCCACGTTCGCCGCGGAGGGTTTGTTCGACCTGGCCGAAGTCATCCGCAAGCGGGTGCTGCAATCTGACTTTCAGGCCGATGCCAATGTATTTGAGCAAAGAGTTTGGATCGTAGGCCGACCATCTGCCGTAAAGGCTCAGGTGATCTCCCTGGAGCTGCGGTCAACGACCGACATGCCTAATTTCAAGACTCCGGGACGCACCTTCTCCCCACCTGAATTCCCGTGCGTGGTGCTCTGATGAAGTATGAGCACCTGATTGGTTTGGAATTCAACTGGGAGCATCAGCATTGCTACCAGCTGATCCGACAGGTCTATGCCGACAGCTGGGGCATCCACCTAACAGACTATGCTAATCCGACGGATTGGGTAGAGAAGGGCTTGGACTTTTTCTCTCTCCTCTCATACGAGGAAGGCTTCACGCCGCTGCATTGTCACCCGCGTGAGTATCGGGCTGGAGACGTGACGCTCCATGCCATTCAGTCTTCTACTGGAAGTCACATTTCGTGCATCACCCCTAGCGGTGAACTACTAACTCACCTCGTTGGACAGCGTTCTGCTGTCTTCCCATTCGGCGGGATGCTTCGAAACACCTGTCTCGGCGTCTACCGACACCGAGATGTTCCGGCCCCGACCGAGACGTTGGTTGATATTCGATCGGTCCTCCCAGCACATGTCCTGCGACGCCTTGCTGAACGAGATGCTGTCCCCCGAGGGGACACCTGAACGAGGCGGGCTGCTGCTCAACGACGGCACGATCGTCGAGTTCACCAACCATCACCCTGAACCGATCGAAGGCTTCACGCCTGATCCATTCGATGTCCTGCCGCACCTCGATGCGGCGATCGGGACCTGGCACACCCACCCGGGCGGCACCGCCAATCTGAGCGCTGAAGACGCATCGACGTTCGTGGGATGGCCCACGTGGCGTCACGCCATCATCGGCACCGATGGCGTCCGCTGGTACGCCGTAAAACACGGCGCGGTCATCAATGGCTAGACGGGTTCGGGTTCACCTTCACGGCCCGCTGGCGGCCTACCACGACGGTGTCATCGAGGTCGTCGCTGAGACGGCTTGGGAGGCCATCGAAGCCGTCACAACTCAGGTGCCGGGCTTCCAGCCAAGCCTCCAGTCGGGGCGCCAGGTGATCCAAATCGCCGGTCATCCAACGGTGACGACGCTCCGGCAATCGCTCCAGGTTGATGACCTTCACCTCATGCCTGCGCTCGTGTTCGCCAAGAACACCGGCATCATCCAGGTCTTGGTCGGCAGCGTGCTCATCGCCGCTGGTGCGCTCATCCCCGGGATCGCCGGGACCCCTTTCGGCATGATGCTGATCGGGATGGGGGTCAGCATGATTGCCGGCGCCGTGGTCCAGGCACTCAGCCCGCAACCACAGCTCAACGTCGGCACCGAAGACAACGTCCGCAGCAAGTATCTCGCGGGCTCCAAAAACACTGTCCAGATCGGCACGCCCATCCCGCTCGGCTACGGCCGGCGGCGCTGCGGCGGTCATCTGCTCTCCGTGAATATCGACGCGAAGGACACCGGCCTGTGATCGATTATGAATACCTGAGGCCTTTCGCAGCGGCTCACCAAATCCCGCATCTCGACGCCTATCGCAACACTGGCGGCTTCCGAGCCGCCGCCCGTCAACTCGGGCTGAACGAAGAGACGGTTCGGTCGTCCATCAAACGTCTGGCGCGTACGATCGCAGTCCGCGGCCTGTCGCCCGATCATCTGATGACCCAAATGGTGCCCGAGCCCTTTGTCGTGCGCGGCGTGTCGACCATGCACAAGACGGCCGAGGGACTGCCTCAGTGGGTCAAAAGCCGGCTGGATGATGCCGCCTACCAGGTGATGCTGAAAGAGGCGATCGCCGAGTTCATCGCACCGATCGCGCCAATCCAGGCCCTGGTTCCGACGGGCGAGTTCGACACCGACATCATCCCCTGGATCCAGATCGGCGACGCCCACCTGGGCATGCTGGCCCACGAGGCGGAGACCGGCGAGCACTTCAATTTGGACATCGCTGAGCGTGAGCTGTGTGCGGCGTTCTCGATGCTCATCGACGAAATGCCGGCCACCGAGCGCGTCGTCATCAACGACCTGGGCGACTTCACACACTACGAGAACTCGACCGCGACCACCGAGGCCAGCGGCCACGCCCTCGATCACGATCGGGGGTTCCGACTGATGATCAAGGCCTACTCGAGGATCATGCGCTTCGTCGTTGAGCGAGCGCTCGCCAAGTTCCGGTTCGTCGATGTGATCGTCAACCAAGGCAACCACAGCCGCACGAACGACCTCTGGATGGCTGAATTGCTGGAGGTGACCTACGGCCACACCGGCCGGGTCAATGTGCTGAACAACGGCAGCGTGTTCATCGCCTACCGAATGGGCAACACGCTCGTGATGACCCACCACTCTGATAAGTGCCGTCCAGCCGATCTGGTCGGGGTGATGATCACTGACTATCGCCGGGACTTCGGTGAGACCGAATATCACTACATCGACATCGGTCACATTCACCACAAGATGGTGGCTAAGGAGCACCCGGCCGTCACCCTTGAGAGCTGGAACCAGCTCGCGGCCGGTGATCAGTACGCTCACGACAAGGGCTACCGCAGCCGGCAGAGCATGGCCGTCGTATACCGCAGCCGCTCCTATGGGGAGGTCGGCCGTCGTATTCTGCCGATCCAACAGGTTCGTGACGCGATCCTCGCTGGCCACCGGGCCCAGAAGGGTCGGAAGGGCCAGCTCTATGTGCCCAGCCACAAGCTCGCCTTCGTGGCCTAATGGGCAAGATCACGTTCGCCGGGGGCGGCGGCCAAACTAGCAAGACCCAAAACTCCCCTGACACGCTGTCCTCGAAGGACACGGTGGAAGTCCTGTTGGGTATCGCCCTAGGTCCGATCAAGGGCCTGGTGAATGGTCCGAAGACTTTCTACGCGGACACCACCCCGCTAGTGAACGAGAACGGGTCTGCCAACTTCTCGAATTTCCAACTCGATTTCTGGCCTGGCAGCGAGAGCGGCGAGGCCGTCACCCTTGCTCTTGGCGGCCTGTCGAACCCGATCACGGTCAACCAGGCTCTGGCCAAAAATACAGCCGTCACCCGCAGTGGGACGACCATCGGGCACAACGCGGTCGATTTCCGCATGGTGGTCAGCCAGCTGCTCACTCAGAGCGAGAAGGGGTCCGCAACCGCACCTCTGCGCCTGAAGTTTGAGTACAAGCTGCAGTCGTCCCCCACGTGGCTCCCTGCCTGGACGGCTGACCCCGGAACGGACTTCTCGGGCGATCTTCCTAGCTCTGGCTCCTACATCAAGTGGGACAACCACAAGAGCGTGCTGGCGAACGCCCTGGATGAACAGCTGGCCCTGAACGCTGGGTCGTACAGCTTCGACCAGGATCGCACAACGCTGGTTACGAGCGGCGTGCCGACGACCGTCGTCACCGACCCTCGAGCCGTGGCTTGGGATAGTGTCGGGCACCAGCTCTACCTGTGGGTCTCAAACGCTTGGGCCCCGACCGCGATCGCCGCGGGGATCTGGATCGACCAGGAAGCCAAGAGCCGTAGGTTCTTCCCCACCGACGTCACGCCCACCGATCCGGCCCCTGGCGATCTGTGGCTGAAGGACGAGAGCACGCTGTTGATCTTCAACGGCGCCGCCTGGGTGTTCGGCTTCGCCGCTGGCTCGGCCGACAACACCGGCGTCACGCTCGTGGATGGTGTTTGGTCGATCGACGCAAAGGTCTCGAGTAACACCCCCAAGGACATCCGCTGCATCCTACCGGCTGCTGCCGGGACCTACGAATACCGGGTCACAAAGCTCAGCGACGACTCGACGACCACCAACTTCTCGGTGGTCAGCTGGGAGTCGATCCAGGAAATCACTCGGGGTACGCACACCTTCCACGGCGTGGCCCTAGCCCGGGTTTTGGGGCAGGCCTCCGATCAGCTGACGTCGCTTCCAAATTGGGTCGGTGACTACGACCTGAAGATCGTCAAGGTCGCCAGCAATTACGATGCGGAGACCCGGACCTACACCGGTGTTTGGGACGGCACGTACAAGCTGGCCTTCACCAACAACCTGGCCTGGTGCCTGCTCGATTTCATCGAAAATGACTCCTACGGGATGTCGTCGCGCTATCAGCAGTTCCCGAACAAGTGGAAATTCTACGAGTTCGCCCAGCACTGCGACACACCGGTCCTGCGCCCCGATGGTGTGACTTACCGCCCCCGCTGGACCTTCAACGACCTGGTGACGACCCCTCGCGATGCGAGGGAGATGGCTCAGTACATCGCCGGCGCCGGCGGTGCGCTCTACATCGACGACGGCAACGGCAACGTCGATCTGGTCATCGATAAAGACGGCCCGTCGATCGCGATCTTTACCCCGGAGAACGTGGGCGAAGACGGCTTCAACTACACTTACACCGACCGGCTAAACCGGGCGAACCAGACGATCGTCGAGTTCATCAACCCGAACCTCAACTGGAATTCGGACAAGCGGATCGTCAACAATCTCGACGACCAGGCTACCTATGGGATCATCTCCGAAAACTTCATCGCCGTCGGCTGCACTGACGAGGATGAGGCTATCTCTCGGGCCCGTCGGCGACAGATCGCAGGGCTGACCGAGAAGGAAATGGTCACGTTCACGACGAACCGTAAAGGGCGGTATCTGTCGGAATGGGACATCATCCTGGTCGCGGACCCGATCCTGGGCCGAGGTCTGTCAGGGCGCATCCGCTCACGGGTTACAGCCCGTCAGGTTTCGCTTCGGGATCCGATCAGCCTCGAGGCGGGCGTCACCTACTGGGCGACCTTTGATGTCGTGAACCCGAGCTACACGCCGAGTGGATCGGAGCCCCCGTTCAACACGGTACGGCGTCAAATCACCTCGGCCGCAGGCGTCCACAGCACCCTCGATTTTGGGGTGGACCTCCCTGCGTTGGCTCCTCACGCCACCTTTACCCTTGAAGCGGAAGGGGTGATCGGCTTTCCAAAGCCTTTCCGCATCATCCACATCGACCCGACGGCCGGTGATGGCGAATTCATCCAAGTAACCGCCCTGGAGCTGAACCGGTCGAAGTGGGCCTACGCGGATACGGGCGTCTATCAGGAGCCGGTCAGCTACTCGGTGATCGGTGAGGCTGTGCTGCCCCCAACCGGGCTGAACATCGTCACCGAGATCCGTCAGAAGGGTTCAACCGCGGTCCACGTGCTGACGCTGAGTTGGGCTCGGCCGGCGAGCAAGTGGGTCCGCTCCTACAAGATCTACCACTCGGTCAACGGGACACCCGTCGACAGCAAGGAGACTACCGACCTCTCCGTCGAATTCGAGGACATTGGCGGCGGCCTGCATTCGTTCAGCGTCGTCGCGGTAGGGATGACGGGACGTCAGAGCGTACCCGCATCAATTCTGTTCGACATGACGGGGGAGGGGAGGCCCTCCAGCGGAGCATTTGCTCTTAAGCTCTCGGGCGGCGTCACCACGACCACTTTTGATACCCCCGACGCAACGTTCGTTTGGACCAGCGCGGATCTGAGCCCGACCTTCTCCCACTACGTGGTGGAGATCGTCGACCCGATCACGAGCCTGGTGAAGCGCACGACGAACGTCGGCCAGGCCCTGAACTGGACCTACACCTTCGCGAATATGCAGGCTGACTCTGCGTCGCCTCTTAATGTTCGCCGCAGCTTCAGGGTCAACGTCTACGCGGTCGATCAGTACGCAGCCCGATCAATTCCGGCGACGCTCACGGTCAGCAATCCTGCGCCGAGCGCTCCGGTGTTCTCGTTGCAGCAGGGGGGGCTGAGCTTCGAGGCCGCGTTTGAAACCCCGACTGATCGCGACATCAGCGGGTTGATGATTTGGGTCAGCACCACGCCTGGGATCAACCCGGCGACGACTGCGCCCTTCCGGGACACGAAGGTCCAAGGAACGGTCTTCCTGCCCCACATCGTGCCGGAGACGGTCTACGTCCGAGCGGCCTACTACGACCCGTTCTCGAAGATCGTCAGCGGTCTCAACGTGTCGGCCGAGCAGAGCGTCGATGTCCTGTCGGTGGCGGACTTGTTCACCGACATCGACAGGGTGGTCAACGAGGTCACCGCTGTCACGCAGCAACAAACCAACGAGGCAATCATTGGCCTGCTGAAGCTGGCAGGTCAGGCCGCGAGTGCAGACGAGGAAATTCGCCTAGCCCAGCATACCGTTGATGGCCTCCCCCTTGGTCCAGTGGCCTCCGAGCAGAAGGCAATCACGGCGGACAACGTCGAGACGACGGGGCTGATTGCGATCAAGAAGCTCGATCGTTCGGGCGTGATCCTGCGCACAGACAAGATCGAAATGCCCGCCGGGGGCGGGACGCTTGCAGCGACTTTCACCAACCTGGCAGCCCAGGACGCCTCCCATACCGGTAGCATCGCCACGATCAACACCAGTCTCATCGTCCTCGCCAACGCCGACACCGCGGAGTCTCTAGCCCGTGTTGCTCTGGCTTCGGTCGTAGGGAGCAACAAGGCGAGTGCTGACTCGAGCCTCCTCACGCTCGCGAACGCTGACATCGCTTTGGCGTCGAACATCAGCACGCTGACCGCGACGTCAAATGGCCACACGGCCTCGCTCGCGACCTATGGATCGGCCTTGGTGTCGATCACCGGCCAGCTCGCCGTAACCTACGGCGTGCAGCTCGCCGCTGGTAACGTTGTTGTAGGTTTTCAGGGTGTCAGCAACGGCATCACCGGTGGGTGGGTGTTCGACGGCGACTTCTTCGCCGTCAAGACGTCGAGCGGGACCAAGAAGCCGTTCCTGGTCTCCGGCGATACTGTCTATCTTTCGAATACAGTTATCGACGGTGATCTAATCGTCACGGGGACCGTCACGGCGCCTTCTTTGGCAACGAATGCTGCCACCTCCACAGCAAGGTCATCGGGATCGGGAACGGTCGGGGGCACGACTTTTGGTCAGACTGTTTTTTCGCACTATGTTTACTTGCCGAAGGCCGGCGTGGTGGACTCCGATTGTTCGATCGCCCAGCACTTCCCGAGCGGCGATCACGATTGGGCTTTCAATCTCTACATCGATGGAGAGCTTCAGTATCGCTGCTATGGAGCAAATGGCCAGGATAGTGTGTCTTTGAGCGGTTCTAAGGAATGCTCGGCGGGATATCGTCTTGTTGAAGTGACGTGGGCCGCCCACTCGTCGGTTCAGATTGACTATCGCACGCTGAAAACCATGGGAAGCTGGTAATGACCTGTGCTGTTATTTACGAACCGCTGCCTAATGATCCTCGGTCTGGCCGGATCCTGTGGGGGACCAGCACCACCGCGGGCGCCCTAGCTCTGGAGACCAGGCCCTGGATCCCTGTCGATGTCCTCAAGCCGGACTACGACGAAACCCACAAGGTGGTCGATCGGAAGCTCGTTCCGATCGACCAGTAACTTCCACTGGAAGTTTCTGGTGTAAAGTACACTAGAAGTAAACGGCGTGGGTTGAGATTGTGCGGTCTGGTAGGGAGTGCTGATGAGCACTTCCCCAACTGCCCAGGAAAGCCTGAACGCTATTGCGGAGCATCAGCGCAACCTCGCAAAGCTCCGACTGCCCGCGCTGCAGGCTCACTACGAGAGAGTCGTCGAGCTGAAGCTCGGCGAAGTCGCCGACGAGATGAACGGTCTTCTGGCGTTGATGCCGAACACCGCGGTCTCCCAAAACCTCATCAGCTTCAAGAACGTGCTGGGCCAGTACGCCGAGCAGGTGCGCCAGGCGGTGATTGAAGCCAAGACCATGTCCGCGGACGACTAGGGTGAGCTACACTCCCACCCAGTACGCCACCCAGCTCGCGGACCTACAGGCGCAGTTCATCGCCGGCACGCTAACGCTGGCCGCGTACAAGACTGCCCTGGCAGCGGCGATCGTCAGCTACGACAGCATCGGCACGCTCGCCGACCAGTTCCGCGAGGTTCGAAACCTCGCATCGGATATGCTGGCGTCGATCTCGATGCTCAACATCCGCGGCCTGGTAACGCTGGTCAGCGACCTGCCCAGTGATGCCGCTGACGGCGATGCATATCGTATCGACAACGTTATTGACCCCACCACTGATGGTCACGTCTTCGCACGCATCGACGGTGTCTGGGTCGACCTCAAGCAGGCCGCTGGCCCCACCGGCCGTAGTGCCTACGACATCGCTGTGGCGCTGGGGTTCGTTGGCACCGAAGCCGACTGGTTGACCTACCTCCAGCAGCCGGCCATCGACGCGGCAGCACTGGCTGTAGAGAAGGCTGGGCTTGCTAACACTCAGGCGGGTGTGGCCGCCGCGGCGACCGCTGCTGCCGACGCCAAACGGATCGAAACCGAGGCCGTCCGAGCCGCCACGGAAGTGGTACGCGTGGCCACCCTCACCGCGAAGGGTGCTACCGAGACGGCCACGGCTGCAGCGCAAACTGTTGTCGACGCAAGTGCCACGCTTCTGGCGGCCAAAGACACAGCGGTTACTGCTGCTACAACGGCGACCACCAAGGCTGGTCAAGCCAGCGATGCACGCGATGCAGCTCTCGCGGCGCAGAGCAACGGCACTGAAGCACTTGCCTCGCTGAACTTCCTCCTGCGGGGGATCGCTGGGCCCAACATCAGGATGGGCGACCCGGTCGGGAACTATATATTTGATCTGTCCCCGGACGGTCTCTTCGCGCGGCTGGTCGGCGGGTCTGTCACGGACGCGGCGTTCGACAGCGCGTTACTTGAAGACGTACTGGCGCTGCGGACGCTCCGCCGCCTGATACGATACATTCCCGGGGCTGGCCTAGAGATCGGCGACCCAGCTGGGGCGTTCACCTTCCAGCTCGGTGCGGACGGCTCTCTGGTCCTACCCGGCGCGTCGGTTGGCGCTGCAAATCTTCAGCTTGGGGCCGTGGGCGACGCCGCTCTGAACCCGGCACTGCTCGACGATATCCTGGCAATCCGCGCGCTGCGGACCTTGATCAAGGTGGTTCCTGGGGGGGGGCTCAAGATCGGCGATCCAGCCGGCGCCTTCACGTTCCAAATCGCCGCTGACGGAAGTCCGACAGCGTCGATCAGTGCTGGCGCTGTCGGCGATAGCGCGCTTTCGGCGGCGCTGTTTGAAGACGTGTTGGCGCTGCGGGCGCTGCGGCAGATTGTCCGCTTCTCGCCCTCGGATGGCCTGCAAATCGGGTCGGTAGCCGGTGACTTCACGATCAAGACCGGGGCGGACGGGAAGCTCGTTTTCACGTTCGCGAACGGTACCGTTACGCGATCGACCTTGGCGACGGATGTCGCGCCGTTCGTTCGCGAAAAGATCGCCAGTTCCGTGCCCGGCCTGGTCTACGCAAAGACCATCAGCACTAAGCGCCAGGTCGTCCGGGTGACCGGAGCTGGCGAGGCGACGATCTCCGACGGGACGGCGAACGACGACTATCCCCAAATGGTCGGCGAGGCCGTGCGTCTCACCTCCGACCGTGACGGCGGCACGGTTCGCGCAATGCGGATGAGCGTCGACGGCAAGAACCTGATCACTGAGCTTGGGTCGACCAAGGTCTACATCATCGTGGGTTATGGTCAGAGCCTGTCGATCGGCACGTCGAACTCCGCCCGTTTCGCGCTGACCACGGCCAACGCGGCATCGGGTGTGCTGATGTTCAACCGAGGTGTCCGGATCATTCCAGGCACGCCGGCCGTCACCGACGTCGTCAACGCGACAGACATCGACCACCTCGTGCCGCTGGCGGCGGGTCTGGACGGGTCCGCTTATGGGCAGACCCACGTCGAGAGCCTGGCCTACAAACTGTTCGCCGCCTCTGGCCTTCGGTGCATCGGCTTGGCGGCTGGCGTTGGCGGGCAGAGCTACACCTCCCTGAAGAAGGGAACGGTTCCGTACGCCAACATGATCGCCGCCGTTCAGCGCGCGCGAGACGTGTTGGCGGGCCTTGGCTACGACTGCGAAGTTGTCGTGACCTGGCAGCACGGGGAGGCGAATACCGGTACCTCGCGAGCCGTCTACAAGGGCTATCTCGCCGAGCTTTCGTCCGACTTGAACGCCGACATCAAGCCCATCACAGGTCAAGCCGCGGTTCACCTGTTCGGCGGCCAATCGCCTTCGCTCAGCCAATCCCAGGTCCCGTTGGCGCTGTGGGAGGCGGGGAAGGAAAATCCGCTCATCCATTGCGTCGGGCCGCTCTACCAATTTCCGCTATCCGACAGCCAGCACCCGACCTCGGTTGGCTACTATCACCTCGGTGAAGAGTACTGGAGGCCCTTCAAAGCCGTCGTCGTGGACGGCGGGACCTGGAAGCCGCTGCAACCGGTGTCGGCGACGCTCAGTGGATCTGACATAGACCTGCTGTTCGAGGGGCAAGTCGGCAACGTCGTGTTCGAGACGACTGACGTCGCGGCCATCACGAATTACGGCCTCGAATACTTCGACGCCTCGGGTTCGCCGCCGGCCATCTCTTCGGTCACCACGATCGCGGGCGGCGTGCGGGTCACGCTGTCCACCGCGCCCACGGGCTCGGGCAAGGTCTTGCGCGGGGCGTGGACAGCGCCAGGCGCGACCACGTCGCCTCAGAACTCCATTCCTGGAGCGCGAACGAACCTCGCCGATCAGGACACGCTCGTCTCTGACTACACCGGCAGCAAGGCGCTGCCGAAGCGGTCGGTCATTTTTGAAATCCCCGTCACCTAGGAGCTGCTGACATGGGCCTCTACCTCTCCGTTCCGGGCAGCGACTATTCCGCTTCGCCGGCTAAGATCGGGACGCAAACCTTTCCCAGCGACGATCCGCTGCCGTTCTTGGCGTTGCCGGGTCTAGTGAACTGGTGGCGAGGAGATGACGCCGTTCAGGTGTCTAGCGTCACCTCGGTCAAGGATAGGATCGCGGGCGTTTCCCTGGCCAGCATCAACTCGGCTCAGAGCCCGTCGCTATCGACGGTGGGCGGGAAGCAGGGTCTGCTTTTCGCGGGCGCGCAAACGATGTCGGCCGCCGCATCGGTCGTCAAGAACAGCGCTTATACCTGGGTGATCGTGCAGAAGGCGGCGGCGAGCCTCACCACGGGGGCCTATATCTTGACAGCTGGCACCGCTCCGACCGCAAACTGGTATCAGTGGTCCGACGGCCACACCTCAAGCCGAAGCGCGTCGACCACGCCCGGACAGCCCGCCAGCGACGCCGGCAAGGTCATTGCGAACACGACCCAAATCATTGGTCTGAGCTTCGACGCGACAGGCGTGAAGTACGGGTTCTCTTTCGACGGCGTGCTCAACAAATCGGTCCCGATCACCTCGGGGCAGGCTGGTGCCGAAACGGCGGCGACATCATTCAACTTCGGTGCCAGCAACTTGCTGGGCAACCCTCTGTCAGCGACCGTCTTCGATATCTTCCAGTTCGATCGAGACTACCATGCCACCGCAAACGCGGCGTACTGGGCTTGGCTCGTGAGCAAACTGAAGACGCGTTACGGGATCAGCTAGGACGTCGCACGAGCGTGATGTTCACCTACCCCAAAAAGTCAGCACTAGGAGTTAATACCGTGAAGACCTCCGACACCCTCGGACCTGCCGCGAGGCGTCATCCTGATGTCCGCCGTAAGCGGGTTAACATCGTGGACTGCCAGCTAATCGGCGATGCAAAGGGCAATGTGACCATGCGCATCGGCGACGCGATCGCTAGCCTCCCAAGCGGCGCTCCCTCGGGCCGAAAGTAACCCACACTAGGTCCAGGTTATCGTCGCGTCTTTTTCCTCATCCGTCAGCGGTGTGAAGACGGCGCGGAAGTACCAACGAACGGCCTTGCCTATCAAGCCCAGAATCTTACCAAGCGCGCCGGTGGCGCCCTGTTCAGGCGTCAAAGCGCCGACGTCGTCGGTCGTAACTTCGGTCATACTCACCCCCACTATATGGACCTAGCAAACGCTTTGTTTGATGTTTTGGCAAGGCTACTACCTCACGGGGAACCTAGGTGGACATTCGATACCCAAAACGTTTGAGTATCCACTAGATCCTCTCAATTATCTCAAAGCATTGCCCGCCTTGGATGTGGCATCACATCCGCCATGTCCAAGGCGACGCCCATCATCTCCCGCGGTGAACCTGAAGATCGAGCCAGGCTGGCTTCGATCGCCGAGTTCGAAGGTTGCAGCGGTAGCAGCGTCGTCATTCAACTGATCCGTCAACGCTACAAGGAACTCTTCGGAGACCTGAAGCCCCAATCAGGGGAACTGTAGTGGAGAACGATCTCAAGGCTCTGCTGCCGCTTCTGGATTTGGTGTTGGAACCTCTGAAGACGCAGCTGAGCCAGTTGAACTCGAAAATCGATCAGGTCGTCCATCTGGGCGAGAAGGTCGCCACCGCTGAGGCAGCCGACGTTCGGCACGATGCGCGTCTTGCCGGTCTCGAAGCCACTCAGACCACGCACGCCGCCGAGTTGGCCCTCGTGCGTGGTCGCAACCAGGTGATCACCTGGATCCTCGGCCTGATCGGAGCGCCCATTGTGGTCGCGCTCGTCGGCGCCGGACTCATGTCGCTCTTCAAGATTGGGACCGGGAAGTGAACCCGTCATCCCCACCAAGGCATCCGGGCATTGGGGTCGAGGCCCAAGCTCAGTCCATGTCGCTCCTCGAACCACCTCTCGCCCGGATGCACCCATGACCTACCGCCCCGCTCCCGAACTGCTCTTCGAGTTCCTCACCCACTCCGAGGCGAACATCCTGCGCGTCTACGATGACGCTCATCCGAAGCGCATCCTCGCCGCAGACTCGAAGATCTCAGGCACCCTGACGGGTGGCGTCGGTCATACCGGCCGTGATGTCCGCATCGGCATGCGCGTCACCCGCACCCTGTCGCTGGAGTGGTTGCACACCGACGTCCTCAACAAGGCGGTCAAACCGCTGGCGAGCAAGGTCAGCGCCGCTGTGATCGCCTCGCTGAGCGATCATCAGTACGCGGCTCTGCTGAGTTTCGTGTTCAATCTCGGCACCGGCGACCGGTACGTCGATGGTAAGTTCGTCAAGTCGACCTGGGGCATCTGGAAGATCCTGAACAAGGGTCTGCTGGATGGTGTGCCGGCCGAGATGTCGCGCTTTGACAAGATGAAGGTCGACGGGGTCCTGGTGCAGAAGCCCGGCCTGGCCGCCCGCCGGGCGGCTGAGATCTCGCTGTGGCACACGGCCGACGTGACTGCTTCGGTCGCGCACATCCAAGCCGCCGCCGAGCCGGCGCCGCCCTCTAACGAGGTCCGCGTCGCGGACACGCCGCCCACGCCCGCCGCCGTGAAGCCTCTGATGGAGTCCAAGTCCTTCATCGCTTCGGCTGCCACCGCTGTGGCCGCTGCTCCGGTGATGATCAACTCGGTGCGCGAGACCATCCAGCCCTATGCTGATGCCAGCCCGCACCTGCAGAAGATCCTGGGCACCCTGGCCGTCATGGCCGCCGGCCTGGCGGTCCTGTCCCTTGTCCTGATGTGGTTGAAGAACCAGAAGGCGAAAGCGGCGTGAACCTGTACGTCGCCTTGGCAGTCTCGGCCGCGATCGCGGCCGGAGGCGCTTGGGGTGGAGCAGCCCTAGCCGACGCTCACGCGCGCAAGGATCTCAGGACCTGCGCCTCGGGCATCAAGGCGAACAATATCACCAAGTGCCCGGTGGAGATCTCCCAGGCTCTTCTGCTCATCCAGAACAAGCAGCAGCAGGACGCTCTCGCCGCCCGAGACAAGGCTGCCCCCATCGCCGCCCACGCCGTCACCGAGGCGCGCGTCGATGCCGCCCGTCTAGCAGTGGATGTGGCAGCCATCATGAACGAGGCCAAGACCGATGCGTGCGCTTCTTCTCCTGCTATGCAGCTTGTCCGTCGCCAGCTGTGCGACGAAGTCGGCGGCGCCAGCTGCGATCGACCTGAGGGTCAAGCTCAGCACTGAGTCGTTTGAGTGTGATGACGACCCCGGTGCCTGGTCTCAGACCGCTGACGATCGTGAGATCGCGGTTAACCGGCGTCAGGCTTCAGGGGTGATCCGGGGCTGTAAGAAGCAGATGCGAACGACCTGCCAGATCCTCGACGCCAACGGCCAGATCGAACCACCTGGTTCCTGTCCCGCATCGCCTACGAAAAAGGCCCCGGAGTGATCCGGGGCCTTCTTCTTATTGAGAGATCCGATCCCAGACGCCTTGCCAGGTACCCCGGCTGGCGGCCTTGCTGTATTCGGTAGCCCTGGCCTCGAAGAAGTTGGCGTGCTCAACGCCCGAGAGCAAGCCCTGGAGCCACGGAAGCGGGTTTTCCGACACACCGTACAGCTCCTCCAGTCCAAGCTGCCTCATGCGCCAATCCGCGACGAAGCGGACGTAGAGCTTCACGTCTGCGGCGGTTAGCTCCTGCAGTTCACCGGCCTCGAAGGCCAGGTCGATGAAGTTGTCCTCCAGGGAGACAGCCGTCATCGCGTAGCTGCGGATCCGCTGACCGACTTCGGGCGTCAGAGCGCCGGTCTCATGGGCGAACTCGTGGAAGAGCCGGATGATGCCCTCAGCATGTAGGCTTTCATCGCGCACCGACCAGCTGACGATCTGGCCCATGCCACGCAGCTTTCCGAACCGAGGGAAGTTCATCAGCATGGCGAACGAGGCGAAGATCGACATGCCTTCGATGATTGCCCCAAACACCGCCAGGGTGACCAGGATGTCCTCGTAGGTGTCGACCTTGAACTGCTGCAGGAAGTCGTGCTTGGCCCGCATCGCGCTGTATTCCATGAAGATGGAATAGTCGCTCTCTGGCAGACCCAGGGTGTCGTTCAGAAGCGAGTAGGCGGCGACGTGGATCGTCTCCATGCTCGCGAACGACAGCAGCATCATCTTCACCTCGGTGGGTTTGAAGACGGTGCCGAGGCGCTCCATGTAGTTGTCCTGCACCTCAATATCGGTCTGCGTGAACATGCGCAGGATCTGGGTGGCCAGGTGCTTCTCGTGCGGCGCCATCCGAGTCGCCCAGTCCTTCAGGTCCTCACCCATCGGGACCTCACCGGGCATCCAGTGAACCTGCTGCTGCTTCTCCCAGAGGTCGTAGGCCCAGGGGTACGCAAACGGCTTGTAGCCGATCCGCGGCTTCATCAGGCTTGGGAGGTTGGCCTGGCCTAGATCATAGGGCGGCGGGCTGGCGACCAGCTTCGGTGTGCGGACGATGCTGTCGACGACAGCGTCGTCAAATGGGTTGAACGAGGTCATTGGCAAGCCACACATTCTTCGTAGTTGGTGCTGACGGGTTCGACGTCGTTGGCCGCCGATGGGACATCGAGGGCCGCGCCGGCGTGCGCTGCGCGCTGCACGCTCTTGGAGCGCAGGTAGTAGAGCGACTTCACGCCCCGCTCCCAGGCGGTCCAGTGGAGCATGTGAAGGTCCCACTTCTCGACGTCGCCCGGCAGGAAGATGTTGAGCGACTGGCCCTGGCAGATGTGTGGAGCGCGGTCCGCAGCCTGATCGACAAGCACCCGCTGGTCAATCTCGAAGGCGGTCTTGTAGACGTCCTTCTCGTCCTCGCTCAGGCAGCTCAGCTGCTGGATCGAGCCTTCGTTCGCGAGGATCGAGTCCCAGGTCTCGTCAGTGTTCTGACCCTTCGTTGCCAGCAACTCTTCCAGGTAGCGGTTCTTGACGATGAAGGAGCCGGACAGCGTCTTGTGGGTGTAGACGTTCGCCGGGATCGGCTCGATCCCGGCTGACGTGCCGCCGCAGATGATCGAAATCGAAGCGGTCGGAGCCACGGCCATCTTGTGGCTGAAGCGTTCCATGTAGCCGCGCTCGGCCGCGTCAGGGCAGGGGCCCTTCTCTTGGGCGAGATGGAACGAGGCGATGTCCGCCTGCTCCCGGATGTGCCGGAAGATCTTCCGGTTCCACACCTTGGCCATCGGTCCGGCGAACGGCAGGTTCTGGGCCTGCAGGAAGCTGTGCCAGCCCATTAGGCCCAGGCCGACGGCGCGCTCCCGGATGGCCGAGTAGGTGGCCTTGGAAAGGGTCGCCGGCGCGATGTCGATGAAGTTTTGGAGGACGTTGTCGAGGAACCGCATCACGTCTTCGATGAAGGTCGGATGATCCCTCCATTCGAGGAAGGTCTCGGCGTTCAGAGACGACAGGCAACAGACGGCGGTACGATCGTTGCCGAGGTGGTCGACGCCCGTGTGGAGCATGATCTCGCTGCACAGGTTCGACTGGCTGACCCGCAGGCCCAGCTCGCGTTGGAACTTCGACATCGACCGATTGGCCGTGTCAATGAAGTTCAGGTAGGGCTCGCCGGTCTGCAGGCGAATGTCGAGGATCTTCGCCCACAAGGCCCGAGCGTCGACCGTCTTCTTGACCTCACCGTTCTTCGGCGAGACCAGGTTGAATTCGGCACCGGCCTTCACCGCGTGCATGAACGCGTCGGTCACGTTGATGCCGTGGTGGATATTCGGACTCTTGCGGTTCATGTCACCGCCGGTCTTGCGGATCTCCAGGAACTCTTCGATCTCCGGGTGGTGGATATCGAGGTAGACCGCGGCCGATCCCCGGCGCAGCGAGCCCTGGTTCACCGCAAGGGTGAGGGCGTCCTGGCCACGGATGAAGGGGATGATGCCGGAGGTGACGCCGTCAAAACCGGCCTTCTCGCCGATCGAGCGCACGAAACCCCAGTGGGTCCCCAGGCCACCGCCGTTGCTCGACAGCGCCATGTTCTCGGCGAAGGTGGCGGTGATGCCGACCATGCTGTCGGGCACGGCGTTGAGGAAGCAGCTGATCGGCAGAGCCCGGCCCGCGCCCCCATTGGAGAGGACTGGCGTCGCGGGCATGAACCACAGCTGGGACATGTAGTCGTACATGCGCTGGGCGTGGGCCGGGTCGTCGGCGAAAGCCTCCGAAACCCGAGCGAACATACCCTGGAAGGTCTCACCCGGGAGCAGGTAGCGTTCAGAGAGGGTGGTCTTACCAAAATCGGTAAGGAGCGCGTCGCGCTCGGGTCGGGTTTCGACCATGGGGTGGCGGTCCTCAAAACTGGGGGACCGTTCTCATAGGACGCCATCAGGCCGGATGTCCTAGGCCTTCATTGAGCATCCAGTAGATAGAGTTACATTAGGAGTTCGAGCATCTGATTGGCCTGCAGTGTGCCCATCACCATGTCGCGAACGAACTGCCGACCCGCGCCATCCTGGTCCAGATCAAGGACCAGAGTGTCGTCGGGGACAAAATCTAGAAAGGCCTGAGCGGCTGTTGGATGGAAGCCTAGTAGGGTGTAATCAGGCGCGCGAAAGCGCGTGCATTCCCCTTCAGGGAAGAGCTGGGAGACCAGCACCACGATTTTCTGTTCGGTGGCCATGTGCTCCGATCTTTAGGGTGATCTTTAGGGTGTGGTCCAGAGAAAAATGAACTAACCTCGGAAAATCAAACCCTTAGCCACCATCGTGGCGGGCCCTATGGTCCGCCGACTTTTTTCCAGCCCTGCTTTGATTGATGTCGCGCGAAAAACCCAAGTCCTTCCAGAGCCTGATCCTGACGCTCCATGATTATTGGAGCCGGCAGGGCTGCATCATCCTGCAACCGCATGACGTGGAAGTGGGGGCGGGGACCCTGCACCCGGCCACGGTGCTACGCGCGTTGGGCCCCAAGCCGTGGAACGCGGCCTATGTGCAGCCCTCGCGCCGTCCGGGTGACGGGCGCTATGGCGAGAACCCCAACCGCCTGCAGCACTATTACCAGTACCAGGTGATCCTGAAGCCGAACCCCGAGAACATGCAGGACCTGTATCTCGGCTCGCTGGAAGCGATCGGCCTTGATTTGCGCACCCACGACATTCGCTTCGTCGAGGACGATTGGGAAAACCCGACCGTCGGCGCCTGGGGCCTGGGCTGGGAAGTCTGGTGCGACGGCATGGAAGTCAGCCAGTACACCTATTTCCAGCAGGTCGGCGGCCTGGAC